CAGATCTTCTAATGATCTGATTTGGCCTCTAGCATATTGTAGTTTCTCCATAGTGTCAACTCCGTAGAACGCCTGGTCCTTTAAAAGACGAATTCTTTTTTGTATTCGTTTTTGTATTAATGAAATTGTATCTATATCCATTATTCTTCTTTTTGCATCATCATTTTATTGTTACCTCGTTCTAAAACTTTAAAACCCCAATAGCTTAATGCTTTACCAATTGTTTTTACATCATAAACAAAGAAATCATCAAAGATAAATCTTGTTCCTCTTCTAGATTTATCAGCAAACCACAAAGCCTCTCTTAGAACATCTTTTGTTGTATGTGGTCCATCGAAATGAACTAAATCAAAAATCTTGTCTGTTGAATTAAACAAATTCATATATTGTCTATCTGTGAAGTGATAAAAATTAAAATTTTTATTGTTAGCGAAATCTTTTACTAGTTGTAATCTCATTTCATCTGGATAAACAGGAGGAACATCAGTCCACACACCATCTCTTTTCCATTTAATTCCACGTTTCTTTTGGTTATCAAAATGCTCATACTCTCGACTTCCGTATGGATCAATTGCAATGTGTTCATATGGTTTATTACCAATACGATTTTTTAAACCCATCATTATTACTTGAGATCCGAGTCCTTCACGAACACCTATTTCACATGTAGTTACTGATTTTGGTTCTTCAAAAAACGGTAGTGTTTCACACCATTTCTTAAGTAAATCGTATTCGGAACTGTCTCCACGGATCATGGAGCTTTTGTATATTAGTCTATATCAAGATGCAATTAAAAAACACCTTCAAATTTTGTGCCTTTTATAGCTGCCCCTGCACCTCTGCACATACCACCTTCTTTAAATTTTTTTGTTTTTGGTGGAACGGCTGTCATAGATCTTGGAGGTTGCTGTTTATTTCTTGTTTGAGGTAAACGTTCGTATTTCTTTTTAGGTCTTGGTTTTGAATAAATATCTTTAATAATTTTTTCAGCTTCTGATTTTAATTTTTTAATTTGTTTTTGTTTTTTAAACTTTTTTTTACTTTCTTCAGTTTGCTCGTAAAATTTTTCACTCATTATAATTTTCCTTGTGCTTTTAATTTCTTTATATCACCTTTTGTAAGACCTGTTAAGTCTATCTCAGGTTTCTTAGGTTCTGGTTTTACTTCTTCTTTTGGTGTAAACCATTTTTTTATCCATTTCCATATCCACATGTTATGTCCTTACGTTAGTTGGTTTTGGTCCTGCATTACTTACCGCTCTTTTTCTGGCAACAGCAGAAGCCTTTTGAGATTTTGTCATTGATCTTGCTTTTGCAAGTGGTACGCATTTCGGGTATTTTCTTTTTGAACCACTGGCTGATTTTCTTCCACACTCTTGATACTTGCCACCTTTTTTCTTTGCTCCAATGTCTACCCATTTTTCTTGAAACCATTTTGTGAGTCCTCCAGACTTCATTGCAGGGACACAATTAGGAACCATTCGGTTTCCTTTTTTCTTCATGCCTTTTTGCATATATCCTTCCCAACAAGAACCTTTTTTATTCATTAGAACACGCCTTTAAAATCTGTTCCTCTTATTGCAGCTCCACCACCTCTAGATAATTTAATTGACTTCAAAGTTTTAGCTTGACCTGCATGTGCTTTAGATGCTTTTTCTAATTTGTTTGCAACTTTCATAATTGCACCTTTATTTGCTTTCTTAGGTTTACCAACAGCAATCATAATCATCATCTTACCTTTTTTTGCACCAATTTCTTTTCTTAGTTCTTCAAGTCTTTTCTTTTTCTTATTAGCGTTTTTTTCTTGTGCTGATTTTTTTTCTTCCTCTTTTTTCTTTTTGCTAAAGATACCGAAACCACCACTCATCATTTTTTTCATACCTGATTTCTCCAATCTTCCCATAGCTGATTGTGATCCTGCAGTAACAGCCATTCCTACTTTTGCTTTCTTAGGTCCCCAATCTTTTCTTTTAGTTCCTGATGGATCTTTTATTTTACCAGCACAAATTTTGCTAGCATATGCGTTCGCGTATGCACTGGGATATACCTTAAATTTTCTTTTAGCGGCAGCTTTGCCTCTTGGACATAGTTTTGTCATATCTGTTGCATCCTTGGGTCAGTTGATAAGATGTTTTTTTCTGCTTTAGGTCTCGCTATAGAATCTTTACTTCTTTTTCTAAGTTGAGCTATCGCAGATTCTTTCATCTGTTTTTGTTTTTTTAGTTTTTGTAAATCTCTTGTTAAATTCATTTCTTACCTTTAAATATTTGAGTTCCCTTAATACCATATATCGATGCTACGACAAGGATCCATAAATTTGTGAACCATGACGGGAGCTGCTGGAACTGTTCAAAGAACATTTTTATCTTTTCTGCCGCTCCAGGATCGTCCGAGAAGACTCCCCACGCGATCACCAAAATTGGAGCCGTTAATACGAGCAACACGAATTCGTCTTTCCAGTCCGATTGTCTTGCCTCTAATAATTTACCTTGGTACTCACTTTCCCCTTTCGCCATCTTAGCTGCATGCATGTGTTGAGCATCAGCCATCGCCATCTTAGTCTCTTGTTTCTTTTTATAGATGTGCGTTGCCGCGTTTAATCCTAGTTTTAATGCACTGAACCACATTGTATTTCTCCTGTCTTCGTTGACACATATATTCTATCATCATATCGATGCATTCGTAAGCCCTGGCACCGGACAATCGCCATCTCCAGGTTTGATTCCATTTAGGATTTCTAATCCTAACTTTCATTACATTACCACCAAAAAAATCTGAAAATCTATCTAGAATATCTTTATCTCTCATTTCAATACCACATTGAAATGTTCTTCTGCCGTTACCCTTACCCCATATTCCGAAACTTCCCTCACCATCAAACAAACCTGCGAGAAAAATTAATTTAAGCTTTGCCGGAAGATTTTCGTAAGAGCTTTTTTGCATCGCTTACTTTTAATCCTTGTGGGTTAGGCCCTCTCTTCGGGGGCGGTCCATATCTTACTCCTCCACTAAGTCCCTTACGTTTTTTTTGTTTTTCTGATCGCATTTTTTCCTGCTTTAAATATTGATGCTACCTTTGATTTACCCATTACTTTAGCACGTTGTTCGCCTACTGTTAAGATCTGTATCTTTCTAGCAAATGGTTTGTTAATTTTTTTTACTTTTGCAACTGTTGCACTTGCATCTGCTGGTGTTGCAAATTTTATCCTTACTGTGTCCCTTGGATTCTCGTCAGTATAGAGTCTTCTCCCTGAACCTTTTGGTTTTTTACCTGTGCCTACTTTTGGATCTTTATTTTTTTGCAATTTTTTCTCTAGCTACGTCTAATCTCTCGTCTGATTGTGCAGCTTGCTCCGCAAGTTTATCGTATTGAAAATCTAATTTAGCTGCTTCTTGTTGCATATCCATTTCCGCTTTCATTTTAGTCTCAGCAGCTTTTCTTTGTAAGTCCATAGCTCTTAAATCTATCTCTTGTTGTTTTAATCTGACTAACGGATCTTGTTTACCTGCTTGTGCCTGCATTTCACCTTTTACTAACTGCTCTGTAATTTCTGCAACAGCAGTTGCAACAGCTTTATCAAATTGAATTTGAAATTGTTGTGGATCAACTTGTGCTAATTGAGCCATATTCGGGTCATTCATTAACTGTTCTTGTACTTCATTTCTTGCTTTGAAAGAAATGTGATCAGAAATATGTGATTGTAGCAACGCATATACTTGTGGATTGATCTGAACCATTCTTGATTGCATAAATGCCATATGTGCAGCGATATGTGCATCATGATCTTGGAATTGGAACGCAGTAAGCAGTTGCATTTGCAATGCACGTGCATTTTCTTTCGCAGGATCCATAGGTTCAGGCTGTTTTGGTGGTGGTTTTAGTAAAGCTTCTATTTGTTTTGTACCCAATGCCTCATAAACACGTCTGTAGGCTTCGTGTATGTTGTGAATTGCAGGATTTGAGCTCGCTACTTGCAATTGTGTCTGCGCAAGCATCACTCTTTGGGCCATACTCATGATATTTGGGTCTGCGACAGGTAAAATATCGACACGATTATCAAAATCTATAGCTTTTATAAATCTTGGACCACCATAAACGTCATAAGGATACTCTGGTGGAAGAGATTCAGCCATAATTCTTGCTAAAATTTTGAATTCCATCTTCATCGCGTAGTAACAACGCTTGTGAACCCCGCTCATCACACGAGATCCTCGCTCCATCATGGCCACAGTTGTACCTACAGCTCTGTTTTGTGCATCATTCCCGATATTGTTGTCTGTAATCGCAGCAAATTTTTGTCCTGCTTGTACTAAAAAACCTAAAAGGTTAAATAAAGTTGTTGATGGTTCAGTAAATGGTAGATTAAAAAACTGTTCTCTGATGTTTCCGCCCGGTGCATCGACATCTCTGAACTCTCCAGGCTGTATTGGTTGGTCATCGTCTCTAACTCTGATACCTCTAGACTTAAATCCTGCAGGTAAATTTTTTAAAGTACCCGCATCGATCAATTGTCTTAGTGATTGAGTGGCTGCTTGAGACAGCCCACCAATCATATGGGTCAAACCAAAGCCATAAAAACCCAAACCTGGTAAAAATTTGTAGTGAACAAAATATTCTATTCGTTTGTAAGTTGGATCGTCTGGTCTATAGTTTCTATAGATTGATAATATTTCACCACTGCCTTCGTCAATAGTGACCACATAAGGAATTTTTATACTTTGTGCACGTGAATCAAATTTTTCATAATCATCTAAATGTAAATCAACATGCATTTCTAAAATTGTGTGAAGATTATCATCTCCCGTTTTCTTAACACCTTCTAATTCGTTAATTTTATCCTGTACGTCATCTCTTTCATTTGCTGAACCTTTAAGCTCAATATCTCTGTAGAAACCAGCAGCCATTTGTTTTACGACTTCGTTTTCCGTTAGCCGTTGTACGTGAGTAATTCTATCTGTATCTTTTAAATCGGATGCATAGTATGGAACAACTAAATCTTCTGCGGGAATAAACTTAGAAACAGGACGTTGTATTAATTCATCGTAATATATTTTTTTAAAAGTGCTACCGGACAATGGTAAATAAAATAACATTTGATCCATGTCAGTTGTGTACTCTTCCATTCTTTCCATCAACATATAGTTCATGTAATCTTTAACTCGATCAGCTTGTTGTTCAACTTGTGGAGTTTGTAATCCTACAATTTGCGTTCTCACCGGACCATCGGAGGGTACTAATTCTTTATAAGCTTGTGCCTGGAATTGTGTTACACTTTCCGCGAGCAACGGATGAGTGACATTAGATGCACCTTTAAATGGTTTTGTAACTTCTCTGTACTTAACACCTAAAAGATCTAAACCTTTTATGTAAGCATCTTCCCATTCTTTTCTTGATTCTTTATCTTTTTTATATTCTTGAATTAACTCAGAACCCATACGAGATAAAGTTCTCTCGTCCATTGTTTCTGCAAGATTAGCATTGAAGTCATCTTGAGGTCTTAATTCTTCTTCAGGCTCTTCTCCTTCAACTGAAACTTCTAATTCTTCTTCAACCTCGTTATTCTCAGGATCTGTAGCTTTTAATTCTTCTTCGACAGTAGTTTCGTTTTTTTCAACAGCCATATATTTTTATCCTTTTAGCCTTGTCATGGCTGAATATCAACTACATTATTTTAGTTGCTTTTTTTCTGCCAAGTTTACAACCTCTAGCCATAACTGATGTTCCTGATTTATAACCCATAGGCTTCATCATCATACCACCACCCATTTTTTTAGAAATCTTTTTACCTATTTTTCTTGCTATAGGGGCAGCAGCTCCTCCAGGAGTTAATGGTCTTCCAGCAGCTCCTAATTTTCTTAACGCATCCGTAAACATTTTTCTTCTTCTTGCTTTTCTGCCTTCTTTAAATCTATCTCTTTTCATTGGGTTATCTGAAACCATAGTAGTTAAAGCTGCTCTAGTTTTTGGATCTAATTTTCTTCTTGGAGTTTCTACAGGTTTTCTTCTTGGATTTTCTACAAGATCACCTGTTTTAGCTTTTAAAGGTTTCATAGGTCCTCTTTCAGGAGCTTGAAGCTTTGGTGTTTTTGGTGCTTTACGTCCACCAATTCTTTTTAACATTCTATTAACTCTTTTTAATTTATTTGTAGCGACACCTAATCTACTTTTAAGTTCACCTTCTTTTCCTGTATCAGCACCACCACCTTTATTGTATTTCATCATACCTCCAGATTTAACTGCAATACCTTTTTTCTTTTCAGAAATTTTTTGTTTGTCTTTCTCCATGTCTTTTTTTCTTTGTTGCATTTTTTTCTGTCGGTCAAACATATCTCTCATTTTATTGTATTCACCAAACTCAGATCTTGGACCAGATCTTGCAAACTTACCTCTTTTAGCTCCCATAGATTTTTCTATGGCCATTCCTCTTTTCTTTTCGTAACCGGAAAGTTTTCCGTCTTTATCTAAATCTGCTTTACCTGGGTTTTTGAGCATAGCTCCTCCTATTCTTTTTTTTAATAATTTTTTTATTCGACCAGCTACTGTGAACTCACCAACTCTAGATCTGGTTAAATCATCCATGCCTTTTGGCTTTGTAATTTTTTTCAAAGTTTTTAAATATTTTTTATAATCTTTTGCTTTTTCCATAACTAATAATATTTATACTCGCGTTCTAATTTTATTGGCGGGTCGTCCCAATCGTCCGAGTACGTTGAAACAAATCCACCTTGTCGATATCTTAACACAGCTTGGGTCATGGAATCAACATAGTCATCGTATTGTCCGTTAGGAAACGCTGCAACCTCTTCTATCACTTCTTGTGCAAAATGCTCATCTAATGGAGCAAATACCATACCAGACTCAAATACAGGAGCACAGCTGTTGATACGAGTATGCTTATCTCTACCTCTTGCAGGAACATAGTCTACGACAGGTATACCTGCTCTTCTTAATTCATGTATTAATGGTTGACCAGATGCCTTAGCCTCAATGATTACGGTTTCCGGTTCCCAGTATTCGTATTGCTCTATTGCTAAATTTTTAAGATCTGGAAAGTCATACCGACCCTTTGTTGCATCTAAAAGTATTATACATTTTTCATAACCTTCTACTGGCTCAAAGATACCCCACGTAGTTATAGCTGAGTAATCAGCAGTTTCTTTTTTTGAGAATGCAGTGTCATATGATTGTATTACATGTAATAATTTTGGTAGATGATCTTTATCGTAATCTTGCCACCACTCACGTTTAATTATTGCACCTTCCTCTGATGTAGGATCTTGCATGTATTGTGCGTTCCAATTTTTCATGGACACCGAAGCTTTGACAGCTTCTAAATCTTCTAATGACCAGTATTCAGGCCACACAGGATCCCCGCTTGGCATGATGGCAGGAAACTCTATGACTTTCCACTTATCTGCTTTTGGTTCACTTTGTGCTTTGATGAGCCTTCCTGTAAGATCATCGGTAGCCCAACGAGTCATTACCACACAAATACGACCACCTGGTTGTAAACGCTGTCTGGGTCCTGATGAATACCACTCATAAGCTCGATCCATAGCTGAATCAGACATTGAGTCTTGTTCAGTATGTGGATCATCGATAATAAGTAAATCCGCCCCTCGTCCAGTAATAGAACCGCCAACCCCCGCTGCAAAATATTCACCCCCGTGATTTGTCTCCCAACGGCCTTTTGCCTTACTATCTTCACGTAGTGTAACATTTCCGAATATCTGTTTATACTCCTTGGTGTTCATTAAATTACGAACCTTGCTACCGAACCTTGTGGCTAATTCTGCGTTGTGTGATACCTGCATTATTTTCATCTTAGGATTCCCCCCGATCGTGACTGGGAAAC